GATTATCTCGATGCGGAGCTGAAGATTCTGGCCGGCCAGGAAAAAACGATTGGCGGCCGAACCTTGAAGCGTGCAGACCTTGCAGAAGTGCAGGCGGGAATTCAGATATGGGATCGCAGGGTGCAGGAGCTGAACAACCGGGCCAATGGCCGTGGCCGGGGATTCACCCCTAGGCCTAACTTCTGATGGCAAAGCGCCGCAACAACAAGAAGCTTCAGCTGGCTCAGGCACTGCCTGCGGACCTTGACCGCTTAGGCCATGGCGGGATGATGGCCTTTGGCGGCATGACCGGCACCAGCAGAATGGCCCGGTCGCCACGGTTTGCCAACTGGCGTCCACAGCTACTGGATGCAGACGGTGAAGCCGAGTATGAACTGCCCGACCTGCGGGCATTCTCCAGGGACCTTGAGCGAACCGCACCGGTAGCGACTGGGGCAATTGAGACCAGGGTTTCGCACATTGTTGGCACCGGCCTCAGCCTGCAAAGCCGAATCGATGCCAAGGAGTTGGGCTTGTCGGATGAACAGGCCAGCGAATGGCAGAGCATGACCGAGCGGCGGTTCGGAATGTGGGCAAAATCGCAATATGCCGATCGCCATGGCGAGCTGTGTTTCTATGAGCAGCAGCAGCTGGCGTTGCGTTCGCATGATTCTAGCGGTGATACGTTTGTCCTGCTTGGTGATAAGGGCCGCGAGGATTGGCCGTTTCGGCTGACGATGCAGATTGTTGAGGCTGACCGGGTCAGCAATCCAGATGGGCAGATGAATACCGGCACGCTGATTGATGGCGTGGAGCGCGATGCTGACGGCGAGCCAGTGGCGATCCATGTTTCTCGCTACCACCCAGGCCGACTAGTTCCCCGAACCGCCAACACATGGGAGCGCATCCCGTACCGGGGCAGTTCTGGCCGCCGCAACGTTTTGCACCTGAAGGAGGTAAAGCGCCCCGGCCAAACCCGTGGGCTGCCGATCCTGGCTCCGATTATTGCCACAATCAAACAGCTAACCAGGTACACCGACGCCGAAGTAGACGCGGCGGTGAACAGCGCGGCGCTGGCGTTGTTTTTGCAGATGGACCCAGAGGCGTTTTCAGACTCGACTATTTTTAGCGATCAAGAACGAAAAAGGATGTTAACTGCGGCTAATTGGGACGGCACAATCGAAAGCGGCCGAGCCGTGAACCTGATGCCCGGCGAGAGCATCAGCAGCCCAACCCCTGGCCGCCCAAACCCAAACTTTGACCCATTCTTTGGGGCGATGCTGAATATCTGCAGCATGGGCCTAGGAATTCCTAAGGAGGTGCTAGCCAAGGCCTTTAACGCGAGCTATTCCGCCAGCCGTGCTGCATTAATGGATGCCTGGCGGACCTGGCAGATCAAGCGCGTCTGGCTGGCACAGCGGCTATGCCAGCCTGTCTATGAGGAGTGGTTGGCGGATGCCGTGGCGCTGGGGATCATCCAGGCGCCAGGCTTTTTTGCTGACCCGTTCATCAGGTATGCATGGAGCCAGACGAGTTGGTGTGGCGATGGCCCTGGGGCCCTCGATCCATTAAAGGAGGCCATGGCGGCAGCCAAGCGCATGGAGGAGGGCATTACCACCCGCGCCGAAGAGGTTGTGGCCTATGACGGCGGCGATTGGGAAACCAAGCACCGGCAGAGCGCCAGGGAGATGGCGGCCAGGGTGCGCGATGGCCTGCATATGCCTGCTGTTGCGGTTGCGGTGCCACCACCTGACCCAAACAACACTATTGATTAGATTGGGCCCATGACAGTTCTTGATGTCCTAAATGCACCGTGGGCGATCCTGCCCAACCGCCTGGAAGAAATCCAGGGGATCTACGCAGCCCGCAGCCGTGGGGAAGAACTGGACATTGCGGCAGTAGAGGCCAGGATCGGCCGACCACTGGGGACTGAGCAGCAACAGGGCTATGAGGTGCGGAACGGCGCGGCATTGATCCCGCTGCATGGCGTATTGGCCCAGCGGATGAACCTGATGACCAACATGTCAGGCGGCACCAGCACCGAGCTGTTCGCCCGTGATGTTCAGATCGCAGCAGCAGACCCCACCGTCAAGGCGATCATTTTGCTGGCAGACACCCCAGGCGGCACCGTGGCCGGCACCCAGACTGCTGCGGCAGCGGTGCGGGCGGTGCGTGGTGTGAAGCCGATCGCCACCATGGTTCAGGGCCTAATGGCCAGCGCTGGAGTCTGGATAGGCTCTGCCACTGACTTGACGGTATTGGACTCTGGAACCGCTCAGGTTGGCTCGATTGGTGTGGTTGCGACCCATGTGGACGTGAGCCAGCGAGAGCAGGCGATGGGTGTCAAGACTACCGAGATCGTGGCCGGCAGGTTCAAGCGGGCGGCATCGCAGTATGGCCCGCTGACCGAAACCGGCCAAAAAGTAATCCAGGATCAAGTAGACTATTTGTACTCGCTGTTTGTCACTGATGTTGCCGCCAACCGTCACTGATGTTGCCGCCAACCGTGGGGTATCGGTTGAGCGTGTTCTCGATGACATGGCTGATGGGCGAATGTTCATCGGTCAACAGGCGATTGATGCGGGCCTTGCGGACCAAATCAGTAGCCTGGACATGCTGATAGCTCAACTCACTGCAACCCCTGGCGCCTCCACTGGTGGGCGCTCTGCCCCATCCACTCAGCCCCCCGCCCGTTTTGCTATGGATGAAAATCAACCCACGCCCCAGACCACTGCCGAATGGCTGGCGGCTAACCCCGAGGTCGTCGCATCATTGCGGGCCGAAGGCGCTGCCGCCGAACGCCAGCGGATCGCCGATGTTCGCGCCCGGTCACTGCCAGGCCATGAAGCGCTGATTGACCGCCTGGCCGCTGATGGTAAAACCAGCGGACCTGAAGCAGCCGATGCTGTTTTAGCCGCTGAAAAAGCCAACCTGGCCAATCGCGCTGCTGTTCGGATAGTAGACGCTGCGCCTTCGGTGTCATACGCCCCAGCCCCTGAGGCGTTAAGCGAGGCAAAAACGCCCGAAAGAATTGAGCCTACCGCCATCGAAATGGCCAATAGGGCTAAGGAGCTGCTGGCCAAAGCTAAGGCTGATGGCCGGACGCTTTCCGCTAGCGATGCCGTGGCTCAGGCCCGGCGCGAACTCATTCAATCCTGAGGCTATTGCCATGCGTAACCAAGGACTAGTTAAGGCCTTTGTGGCCGGTGCCGCCATTAGCCCCAATCGTTTTTTGAAATTTGGCGCTGATGATTACACTTTGATTCAAGGCGCTGCTGCCGGTGATTCTATTTTCTGCGTTTCCGACGACGTGGGATGTGCATCTGGCGAACGAATTGATGCTGTATTGACCGACATTGCCACTGTCGAGTATGGCGGAACTGTTACCCGTGGCGGCTTGTTAATGAGCGATTCAACGGGTCGAGCTATCGCCGCCACTGCATCTGCCGGTTCAAACGTGCGAACCTGCGGCATTGCATTAGTTAGCGCTGTTGTAGGCGACAAAGGCCCGGTACTTCTTTTCCCCGGTTCTTTCCAAGGTTGATCCTTTCCCCCCTGATGCACTAATTCAATGGCTTATCAGAACTTTCCTTTTCCGATCCAGCAAGACCTTACAGCAATCTCTCTTGCTTACACCAACCGCGCTTACATTGCTGATGAAGTTTCACCGCGAGTTCCGGTTGGCTCTCGGGAGTTTAAGTGGTTGCAGTACAACCGAGATGAAATGTTTACCGTACCTTCGACCTTAGTCGGTCGCAAAGGTGTGCCTAATGAGGTTCAGTTTGGCGCGACTGAAGTCCCTGGGTTTGTCAAAGATTATGGACTTGATGACGTGGTGCCGCAAGACGACATTGACAACGCCCCTGCAGGCTACAACGTTGTAGGTCGCGCAGTCGAAGGGACTACCGAGTTGGTTGCTTTGGATCGAGAAAGGCGGGTAGCTGATTTGTATTTCAATGCAAATACCTATCCTGCCGCCAATCGCACTACCCTTAGCGGCACTTCTCAGTGGTCGGATTATGCAAACTCTGACCCTTATTCCGCGATCATGGCGGCGCGAGACGGCATGTTAATGCCGTTTAACACTGCCGTGTTGGGTCGCTTAGCTTGGTCTAAGTTGCGGGTTCACCCCAAGATCACAGCTGCTCTGGCTCCATCCAGTAATGGGAACAGTGGGACAAGCAACGCAAATGGCGCTCCGGCATCTGTGCAAGCCGTTGCCGAATTGCTTGAGCTGGATCGGTTGCTGATTGGCGAAAGCTGGATTAACACTGCCAAGCCTGGTCAAACCCCAACGCTGGTCAGGGTGTGGGGCAAGCATATGGCGTTGTTCCACAACAACCCATTGGCCTCTATTCGTGGCAATGCAATCACTTTTGGCTTTACCGCCGAATTTGGCAATCGAGTGAGCGGCAGTATCCCAGAGCCCAAGACCGGCTTGCGCGGCGCTCAACGGGTGCGGGTGGGCGAAAGCGTAAATGAGCTTGTTTGCGCTTCTGACGTTGGCTACTATTTCCAAAACGTTGTCGCCTGATTATGCCCTCTTACACCGTTCTCAATGGCCCCGTTGACCACGACGGGGCCCGCTATGAAGATGGCGCCGAGATCCCCCGGCTATCTGCCGAGCAAGCCTCCGCTCTGGTGGCCTTGGGGGTTGTTGGCGCCACGCCTGAAGGCGGCAAGAAGGCTAAGGCTGCGGAGCCTGGCGACTGATGGATGATCTGGATGACTTCCTAGACCCGGACTTGGACGTTGTCCCTGTGATAGCCGGCGCCATTACTGGTGACGGCTATCTTGATTTGAATAGTGAAATGATTTTTGATGGCAACCTGACAATAATTGATTATTTATTAACTGCACAAACTAGCAAGTTTGGAGGGTTGGGATATGGTGCAGCAATTAGCGTAAATGGCGAAACGTATAAAGTGGAAATGTCACCGCAACGGTTTGACGATGGCAAGTTTTGCAAGATCCCGCTAGCCAGGGTTGACGCCCCAGAGGAGACGGTGGTGATCCTTGACGGCGACCCCAGCGACGATCCAATCACCGAACCCACCGATCTGCCGGTTCTGATCTTGGATGGGAGCGGATCGTGACGACATATAACAGGCAAAGAACCTTAATTGTACCAAGGCATTCAACAGAAGCCTTAGCAATACAACAGAATTTTAAACTACTCAAGGGCGAAGTATGGCGGGAAACTGATAGCACGGGATACCCTACTGGCAGAAGCAAGACCGGGGTCGATGGCCAGGTTGTCAACAACGTCATCGTTGGCACGGCGTTTGTTGATCTGCCATTTGACCCCACCGGACCAGGGGGGACCAGCGCCCCAACCAACCTGACCGTCATTGACCGCACGGCCACAAGCCTAAAAATTGCCAGCTCAACAGGGGGCGACGCTGAAGTCCCACTGGCAAGCCTCACCCTGGCCGGCCTGGAAAGTGCCGCCGACAAGGCGAAACTTGACTCAATCATTGTCGATAGCGCTCGAATAATCAGGATCCCGATTAGAAACAATTCAGGCGTCACCATCCCCAAGGGCGCTCCGTGCTATCAAACGGGCAGCAGCGGAACTGCCATCACCGTGGC